TAAATCTGTCCAATCCAGTTTCTGCGTCTCTAATCATAAAGTTTTCAGTTTTAGACTCAAGCATAGAAAGAGTGGTAAATCTTTCTACTCTATGAATTCTATCTTCCAATAATGAGATGTCTTCCATTCTATATCTTTTATGCACCGACATCAGCACATTTATGTTCTTTGTATTGAATACATATGGGGGAATGAATACCGTAGCAATACTCAATCCAGTAGATATAGATTCTGCTGGTTGTGGATTTGCCGATGGCTCTCCAGAAAGAATCTGGAACTGTCCATCGGGATTTAAGAAAATAGTATCAATTCTACCAACATAATACTCATAATCCAGAAGAATATTTTCATCAGGAACTAAAATATACTCAGAATACTGCCCATCAGATGCAAAATTTCTCGAATCGAATTCAAATGGAGACTTATTTGTTAATGTATATGGAGCAACTCTTGGTCTTATGTCAACAAAATCAGTTAATCTTGAACCTTGATAGAAACCTACATCGTGCTTAAAGTTTTCTTGCGAATAACTATTTGCAGTAATAAATTCTCCAGTATCTGAAGAGTCAATAGTGTAATTTTGGAATACAACTGTCAGTTTCTTCTTTGGAGATTCTACACCTTGTCTCCTGAGAATTCTTGAGAAATCATAGAATGTATCTCTTTGTCCATTATCAAAATCAAAGTTTTGAGTAATGTTTTTATCTGAAAGTATTTTTAAAGATAGTAATGATTCTTCTTTGGAATCTTTTCCAAAAATGACTTCTCCTAAAGAAAATTGACTGGTATTTAAATAAACGTATTCTAACTTATCTACACCAACCTTAGAAGTCACCAGTGCAACAGCACCTGAAGTTTTTCCTTCTATGTGCTCGCCAACGATATAGTTAGAATTTCCAGAGGATCCAGTTAATTGCAATTGGGGAAGAGTGGGATTAGAAGTATCATTGGATTCATAAACTGCTAAAACCCTAACAACATCAGGTACATTTAAACTAATTTCTTTATCTTGTACTCTAGTTCCATATACATTACTATAAGATAATCCATCATTTAGAGTTGTTGTTCCAATACCAGAAGCAACTGATGATGAATTTTCAATAGTTATTTTACCAACTTTGTTTAATTTTTTATTTTTTGAACTTGGTTTTATGTTTTTAACTGTAGCGATGACTTCAGCGTTACTTCCACTCGCCTTCGATAAACCATTGAAAGTTACAGTTTTTCCATCGAGAGATAATAAGAACTTATCTGCTCTCATCAATTCTGTAGTCCCATCCTCATAAGAAATTAAATATCTATCTTCATCAAAAGATTCGAAGAATAAATCGACATCATCTGCATCTATAGTAATACTAAAAGAAGAACCAGTAAAACTTGCAACATTAAAAGTTCTTCTCTGAATAATTTCAGTCTCATTTAAACTGATTTCAGAGACATTCTCATGATTTAATTTTGTTAAAAGTGAATTGTTTCGAGATTTTAGACTTGGTTGATACTTAAGAATATTAGTTACTTCAAAAGATCCAGAAGGAAGAGTACCATTACAAACTCCAGATACATCAGTAATTGAAGAAATTGTAAAGTTTGTTCCTGCAATGCCTACATCAGTTACTCTATTGTAAATAGGATCTCCAGTAAATTCAGTGCTAGCATACGAAACTATATCACCTACTTTTACTATATTAGTAAACTTAGTGTCTAGTCCAGCAGAGACAACACCATTATCTACTTTGAAAGTTGTTCCTGGTTTTGCAATATATGATTTCTTCGAAAGAACTAAGTCTGCATTAAATGTCGATAGTCCAACAGAATTTGTTGCATAAACTGATTTAATGTCAGAAACTGAGTAATCAGTCACCGAATTGATTAATCTACCATTATCAATACCATTAATAACTATCTGCTCATTCTCTAAGAAATTACCTGTGGTTTCATAGAGAGTCATTTCTGTATCTGAAGGCCCCAAAGCAGTTTTGAGAAATCCAGTAGCATTACTATTTTTACCTCTAATAAATGCTGGTAATGATAATCCTCCAGGAATTGAAGTGGTCAATCCAACAGTAGTATATGTTCTAATGTCAAAAAGACGTAACTGCAATCTGCTTGTTTGATCTACATAATCACTCTCAGGAACAAAATCATAAACTCTTGCAACGCCAATAGTAGTACCAGCTGCTACGTTAGAATCAGAACCCTTACGCTCATCTTGAAGATAGACAACAGAATCAGTTCCAAGTCCTATTGATGGAGCACCAGTACCATTATTTAAAATCGCTAAAGTGCCAGAATTGTAGTTTAGATTAATCTGTGGAGATTTTTCAGTTGTTCTTGCTTTTTTTACGTCTATTAAAGTTGGAGAAATAGTCTCAACATCATATCCTCTAACATATGCCTTTCCTGGACCAATCTGATAGACCATTGAATCTTCAGATGGAATATTTCCTTCTGAAGTAGTTTGACCTTCAAAATAAATTCCTCTATTTAATACTCTGTCATTGAGACTATCTCTAACATTGACCGTAAAGGGTTTTACAAAATAGTCTCCAGATTCATCATAAGTTCTTCTTGCTAATTCATCTCTAATTAAATTATATTGAGGATCTTCATCAAAAAACTGTGGAGCAGCATTTTCTACTCTTAGTATTTCTACAAAAGAATCGGTATTTAAGTCATCAATCTCTCTCTTTGATAACTTAAGTTCTATTTTGAATCTATCTGCTCCTGGTGCAGCAAAGTTAGAAAATCCTTTAGAATTGTCAAATAAAGTATCATCTTCATCAGAATTGACAATAGTTTCTAAAACATCAAATCCAACTTTATATGATGGAGTGATTCCATACTGATCCAAAATAATTGTTTGAGATTTTACCCTTGCAAAAACTCCTCTAACAAAATAGACACCTTCAGAAATACTTACAGCACTTCCTTCAGTTACAGCATTTTCTGAAATAGTGTTAGCAAAACCCTCACCTGTTTGAAGAAAACTATTGGAACCAAAAGAAACATCAGATTCTAAAATTAAAGTCTCAGAACTTAAAAAAGTTTTAGTATCAAAATTATCACCACCACTACCAAGGTATTTTACATATAAAGTATAATTACCTCTTTCGGAATCAGAATTAGTCAATAAAAGTACTACTTCTGCACTAACTCCACTAGTAAAACCTTTTATTTTTACTCCCTTAAGATCATTGAAGTAAGAAGATATTGGAATACCATTAAATTCCGATTCAATTTGAACAGCATATAACGGATTTTCATACTTTAACTGTCCAGGTATTACTACAGACCCTTCTTTAAAGATATGCTTACCAAATTGCTCAGTTTGATTCTGAGCAATCGACTGTAAAGTGTTTAATTCTCTAGCTTGGACAGGATACCCTGGTTTGAATAATACTTTATAGTAATCTTTCTGGGGATCAAAATCGTCAAAATAAGGTGAGACGTTGAGATTAGTTTCCTGTGACATGCTTCCTTAGAATTGCAAAATTACTTTAATATCTTCTTTTTGGTTTGATGATCTAGTTATAGAAGGTCTATTATCAACATAAATTATGTTTCCAGAATGCTTCTCAACTTCTGGATTGGAAACCCCTTTAATAAAAGATTGTCCCAATTGATATGTATTATTATTTATTGTCTCAGTTGAACCATCGAAATTGGTATTGATCTGCAAATCTACACCGTTATCAAAGTTTATTTCGACACTTCCATTTGAAGTTGGAGTAGCAGTAAATCTTTCCAGATTGAATCCATAAGAAGGGGAAGAATTTCTACTTCCATCAGTATTAAATCCAACAAGTCTTCTATCTTGCCAATACTTCAAAACTCCAGTATTCTTATCATAAGAAATGACTCTACCGACTGCAGTTACATTAGTATCTAATGTTTGAGTAAAGAATGAATCTGCTTCAATACTTACCTCTTTATAAAAATCTGTAGATTGTGTATTCAAAGACTTTAATTTTAATGCATATAAAGAACTAACTGTAGTATCAGTTAAAATTTCAGTCGAACCATACTGTAGAGGATTTTCAACAATGCCAAATCTAGAAATTTGATTCCCTACAATAAAGTCTGGATTTTCTGTGCTATTTTCAATTCTAGTGTAGAGGAGGACATTTGATGCTCCGAGTTCATTGTAAACATCAAAACCATGCCCACCTTTGGGAGGAATAATTACATCAAATACTGGTGAAGTATCTTGAATAGTAACTCCTCTTGATTCCAAATCAAGAGTACCAAAAGTATAACCAGAACCTCCTTTTGAAATAACAACTGTTTCTACTTTTTGGTCACTATTTAAAATAACAGTAGCAAAAGCACCAGTTCCATCACCTTTAATTGGAACATCAGTAATAGTGTTTCCAGAAGTGAAGTTTACTCCAACACCTCTATTTTTTATTTTTACAATTTTCAATTGTCCACTAGATGTGGCATGATTTCTAACTGCTTGAGTATCTGTATTTGTTGCCCAATTTTTGGGAGTAGGCATGTAAAATACAGTGTCAAATTTCACCAAATCTTTTGGTTTAATTGTATAAAGATATTTCCAAACATATCCATCACCACTATTACCTGCTTTTCTTGGTTCTAATGCAACAAAAGTAGGTTGATCTAAAGACTGATTACCTTTGAAATCATTTTCTGGAGATGCTCCATTATCAAGACAAATATAAACATTCAAATCTTCATTAATCACATAATAATTTGAAGAATAAAGACTTGTTGCTCCAGATTGGGGAGAAATATTTGAGGAAGTAATGTCATGGCGATACATGTCATAAATCGTTCCAGACTCCCATTCATTCTTTTTAACAACCTGAGATGTATCTTCTGGTAGAATTTTTGACAATCCTATCATACTATCCCAATAATCATTCTCTTGGTCGAAAGAATCTTTAGGTGCTGGTGGAGCAACGTCCCAATCTGAAGCATATTCAGTAGCATTTGGCAATCCAATAAAAGCATAATAAGAATTTTCAGTCTGATCAGTAACTTTAGACACAAAGTTACTAGCATTCAATATTCTTAATTGATCAGTTATAATTGCCGACATTTTTGTAGATTTTTTATTTATTTATGAGAAATAAAGATCATTCTTTAATGGTTTATATCTCTGAACAATTGGAGATGTTTCAATTCCAGAAATTCCGTTTTGATAAACATCAAATTGTTTTGCATCAGGTCTAATCAAATTGCTAATTCTACCCCAACTGTAATCACCATAATAATATGTTTGTCCCAAACTTACTAGACCATTGTAATCAGATACGCTTACAACTACTTGTGCAATAGATGTAGTTCCTACTCCAGTAACTGTAGTTTGTGCAATAGAAACTTGTGATACTCTATAAACATTATCTATGAATGTAGATCCAACTCCAATAATTTCATCATTTTCATCGAGTGAAGTTAATCCATAACCAACATTACTATTTCTAATAGTGAAGTAGTATCCAGTCTGAATCCCACTTATAGAAGTAGATGCAGAACCCGTTATTTCAGAATCTCTAATAAATGAGTTTTCTGGGATAAACAAATCAAAGATTATTCCAGTATTTACTCCAACAATAGAAGTAGTTGCAATTCCAGTAACAATACCAAAGTCTCCTTCATACTCCACTTTATCAATAGTTTCAAAAGTTCTTTCTGGGAACTCTACAAGGACTGATGGTGGTGTAGATGATGTATAACCAGAACCAGAATTTGTAAGACTTATTCCAGAAACTGAAGAACCAGATAATGTTGCAGTAGCAGTAGCAGTTGTTCCAACTCCAACTGGAGATGAAATTGTAACTGAAGGTGTTGTACTGTAACCAATACCACCTTCATTGATTTCTATAGAAGTTATCGTTCCTGCCGAAGATACTACAGCAGTAGCTGCACACGAAACCAAATTATCTTGATTGAAGATTTTAATGGTTTTAAAGGAGTCATCAATTGCACCAAGTTCATCAAAACTATCAAAGAAAGTCTTTAAGTTATCGACAAACAATACATTATCGGAAACAGAAAGATCTTTTATCAAGTATGCAGAAGGGTTTATACTTGGTGATAAAGAAGATCTTGCCTTAGAAACTAAGAATCCTCTAGAAGAACTTGCAGATCCAACAAATGATGCTGAAGACAAGAATAAATCGTTTCTTTGCTTACACCAAATTGCATTTCTGAGAAGATTTTCATCATCTGAAATTCCCCTACCAGAATAAACATTAGTTCTAACAGCATCTGATGAAATAATTTCATTGACAACTCTAGATTTTTCTTTTAAATTTTGATCATCAGAATCCAATCTAAGGGTATCGCCAACTTTCACAGTTTCTAAAATATCAACATCTCTAACATCAATCTCATTAGTACCTTCATAGAATAAAATCTTAGAAGTAGTTACATTAGTCAGTTTTGATGTTCTATCATCAAAAGATTGAGGTGCTTCTATGAACTCAATTACACTACCTCCATTGAAGATGTAAGATTCACCTGGAACTTGAAGAATGTCATTGATAGTAATAATAAAGTTGTTTGCAAGATTTAGATTGGATCCTGGTTTTGCTTCGAATGAAGTTTGTTTCCCATCAATTTTAAGAGGGAAGAACCTTCTATTGCCATTAATCAAATCATCAATCGGGTCAATAGAAATTATCTTACCAAAATGCCAAGAAGCAATTTCATCTTCATATGTTTCTTCAATAGAGATTTGGAATTCTTGGAATGATAATGAAGAATCTGTTGGAATTCCTTCTAGTCCATTAATAGGAACAGTAAGAATGTCATCTTTTTTGTATGAATACCCATAATTTTGTATTTCGAAGTTGAGAACACTACTATCCAAACTTACTTGAATGTCGATAGTTGCCTGTGTACCAATGCCTGCTTGTGGAGTAGATGAACTATAAATCAGAGGTATATTTGAGTATGCTAATGGAGCATCAAACACTACTGTTGGAGGCATAGATGCTATGAAACCACCTACACTTTCTGTAATGTCTACAGAAATAACATTACCATTGTTGACGACGGCAGTTCCAATAAACTGAACAGTGGGAATTTCAGAAATTTCAGTAGTAACACCAACATTTACTGTTTGAATTCCTGCTCTGTAACCAGATCCACTATTTCCAATACTTACAGAAGAAACTGTTCCAAGACCAGAAATAATGGCAGTGCCACCAGCAGAAACTAATGGTTGATATCCAAATCCGGCAGAAGAACCAACAGAAACAATAATACCACCTCTGGGTATGCTAGATGTATTAACATCATAACTTGCTTGTACAGGGTCTCCTGTGAAGGTTATAGAGGTTATTCCTGCAGACTCTACAAGGTCATAAGAACCTTGAATTGGAATAACACTGTCTCTAGCAGGTTGCTGAAGAACACTTCCAATTAAAGTAACTCCATTATTAGTAGAAATTCCCACAACATCTTGTCCATCAGACTGAATAGTAAAGGTATCATTAATGCCATTGAATTGATCGGAAACAGAATCAAAGATGTAGTTATTGCTGTAAGGAGTTATTCCAGTTCCTTCCACTCCTGACTTTAGGAAAATTCTCCCACTAAATGTTGAAGAAGTTTTTATAGTATTGTAATCAACTTCTTCTGGGTCAGATGGGTTTTCATTAGGAACTTCTCCCTTAGGTGCCTCTGCAAAATAAATTGTATTATCTACAATGTTATAATTTGCCTGAACTTTTCTAATAATAGTTCCAAATAAATGATTGTCAACTACTGTTCCAAATTGATTTCTTGTAACTAAAAGATTATTTGTAATGTTTTGATAGTTTACAACATTTATTTGGACAATCTCATCATTGATCTTCAAATAATCTCCACTATTCAACTCTAATGCATTATCTACAGGAACAATGTTATTAATAGTTGTTACATCTGCTGTAAGCAATGCAGTTTTTGCAGTAGACACTACTGGAGATTGAATTACATTATCGATAGAAACTAATGATTTAGTGTTTTGCTTAAGTGAATTAAACTGATGATCTGTTCCGACTCCAGTATTTGTAATGTCTAAGTAAACAGGAGGAACGGTTAATGCATCAGTTGCAGAACCAGAAACTCTAATACTTAAATCATTAATCTTGACAACATAAACTGATGGTGGAAGAATGTCAGTAGAACCTATTCCAGGAATAGTTGTTGTTGCTATTCCTACTGGAGAACCGAATTCTCCTCCCTGATTATATACAACCTCTTCTCCAGTAGCAAAGAAGTGATTTGGAACTGAGAAAGTATCTTCATCCAAATCAATATAATCTGTGCTTGACCCGTCAAAGATTTTTTTGAAGATTGGATTATCTTGATGAGTAAGATTAAAAGACTTCTTAACATCATTAAGAGTTCCAGTATATAATCCAAAATCCTGCTCAATTTCGGTTTTGCCCGATTCAATTCCAATAAAATCATATTGCTGAGCATTTCCAAAAACAAACTTAAACAACCTTATTTCATAATCAATGTCAGCATCTGGAGTAAAGAACAATACAACTTTTTCAGATGCACCAGAACCAATAGTTCCAGTTGATAAAATTCCCAAATTAGAACCAGTATTTACAATACCATACTCTACTTGATCGGATGTATCTAAAGTTGGGTTGAATAGAGATACAACTTCACTAAATTGGTATTGATTATTTGTAGAATCTTCAATAGAAACTGCGTAGTATGCTGAATTGTAATTACTTCCAGCAAAAGAAGAAATTGCTACTGTAGATGGAGATGGTGAAGAAGAGATTGCAATGTATTCGGATTCAATGTAATTTTGTAACATTGCATTTGTTGCCACTCCAGTTGCAGATGTATTTGCAATTCCAATAGACAATGAATTTATTGTATATGTGGAAGCAGTAGATACATTTGGTGTAAATGAAACTATCAGATCTGAACCCGAAATAGAAGCATCAAATGTTCCTATTCCAGTTCCATACGAAGATGAGAAATTTGTCTCCAAACTTGCATAATCTGTGATATATACATTAGTATCATCATGAATAATATTCATCTCTACGGATTCATATTCCCTATTATCAGTATCACAAATTAAAGTGTGAAGTTTCAATGCTCTATAAGTGCTTCCAACAGAAACAATTGTAGAAATTCCTGATGTTCCTTGTGGTAAAGTTGTCTTATGGGTGTTTAGTGATACTACATCACCTAAAGATAATGTTCCAATTCCAGAAATAGTTTCATCCAAATTAAAACTACATACGTTCAAGTTATAATTATTGATAGTAAAATTATCTGGATAGAAAAGCAATTCTAAGTTTTCCGAAACAATTCTAGCATCAAAATAACCTAAGTCATCTTTAGAATATACTTTTGCATATTGATTTGCATAAACAAATAAATCATCATGAATTACAGAAACTATGTTGAACATAGATTCATCAGAAAATAACTGATCTCTTACAGAAACAAAATACTTCACATAACGAACGTCAGTAAAGGGTTTTTTGTTAACCACTGTAAATGGTTCAGATCTTGGGTTACTATTGAAAAACTCTGAAATATCATCAATATCAAGAACTCTATTTCCAGAAGATTCTTTATAATCTTGAATTGATCTGGAATTAAAGATAATTTGATTTGATGTGGTTAAATCTCCAATTGTAAATAAGTTTTCTCTAGCTAAATCAAAATTGAATACGCAATCCAAATCAATAACAGAATCTAAATTCTGAATCGCTCCTATAGATCCAAAATTTTGATCCGTAGAGATTCCACTATTAACATCAGGAGATGATGGAATTTCTAAAGTAGAGAACTTCTTAAATCCGGCGGTATGATTCAAAGAAGAAACTGGGTCATTCCAGGTTTCTAAAGGAATTTCTGATTTAACAACATATGAAAAATACTGATAGTAATCGTTATCATGTATTCTTTGGAAAGTGTCATTTAAAAATCCTTTCTCGAATTTCCACCCCTTTCTTCTATCTGAAGAATCGGAAATTTTATAGTAACCATTTGACTCTATTAAGTTTTTAATAACAGACTTAGTTCCACTTGTTTCACCAATTAAAGTAGCACCAATTTCAAATTTATCCGAAGAAGCAACTATAAGAACACCTGGTTGGAAATTCCAAGTTTGAACAATTCCTGTAGAGTTGTTTGAAATGATTCTTTCACTTTCAATAAAATTAGATTGCTTGAGTATAGAATTAAAAGTTGGAAAATATGATTCTGGTATTGCCTGAGCATTAGATAAATCAGAATTAAAAATTCCTAAGATTTGGTCTGTTTCAATAAAGTCCGATACACTATAAGTAAAGTTTGCATTAATACCGCCAATATTTGGATCAATTTCTGTAATTTCAAAAAGATTGTAATCAAATTCTGATGAATTATAAGATTTTGCATCTACTCCTATTTCTGGTTCATTAATTGCAACACCTTCAATAAAAACTTTATTCCCAACTTCAAAAGGAAAATCATCAAAAGAACTAAATTGTGTTTCTAGTGTAACTGTTACAGTTTTTAATACGGAATCATAAGTTATGTTCGAAATTTTTAATCCATTTGAGTTAGAAATCGGTACTAATCTAGGTTGAACTTGATTTATTCCTGCAGTATTTTTTAATATGGATACTTTACCTTCACTTGGTAAATACTCCAACTTAACGTCATTAACAACTTTTTTTGTCAATCCATCAATTACTACTAAATCAGTATCGGTAATATAGGAAAATCCTTTTGTTAAAACTTCTACCTTATCAAAAATTGACAAAGAATCTAATTCCAATACAGTTGGAATTTTTGCTGAAGGATTAATAGTAGAATCTATTGAATAATTGAAACCTATGGAATCAAAATAGTAAGTTTTGATTTTACCAATAGAACCTGAAGATGCATAAACATATCCATCCTTTCCAGAATCACTTTGTATAGAAATCTCTGGTATTGAAGAAAATTCGAAGTTTTTATTTTTCAATACTACTTCAGAAATTGGTCCAGTCAAAGTGGTATTTGTTGTTGAATATTTAAAAGTTGCTTCTGAAGAATTATAAGATTCTTTCTCAGGATAATTCCTCAATTCATAAGAGAATGTATTAATACCAACTACATCAGTAACTTTGTAAGTTCCATTAAATTTACTTGCTACTAAATTAATCGCACTAAAGTTAATTTGATCATTATCAACAATTAATTCCTTTTTAATAGTATTTGTTCCCGTTAAAAGTGGAGTTAGTTTGTAAAATAATTTTTTCTTGGTATCTGAATTTATTTCTAATGTTAAATTAGCATCAGCATCCACTCCAACTTTTCCATTAGTTGTTATTTTATAACTTTCATTATTGGAAGGATAAATTTTATCTAAGAAATTCTCATCAAAGAAAAGTTCTAGTTCAAATGCTTCCTCTAAAGAAGAACCTCCTGTAGAATAGGAAAGACTACTATCGGATAAGTCAAATTTTAATTTTTGATACTCTGCTACATTTATTTCAGGATTAATTTTTGAAATTGCTCCTCCAGTACCAGTAGATGTAATATCTACATAAACTTTATTATTCAGATTGTAAGAATTTGTGGAAAGTTTAAATGAACTCGAATCCACGGGTGTTACATAGTAAAGTTTTTCATTCACCAATCCATCAAATCCACTAGTCTTTTCAAATAAAACCTTTTCTCCAAAACTTAATTGATGATTACTAATTACTAATGTATTATCTTGCAAATCTGTAGAAGAAACATTTAGCGGATCTATTACAAATCTTCTATTAGTATCATTATATTTTACTACTACTGTCTTTGTATTTTTAGGTATAACTTCTACATCAACAGTAGACAATAAAGACAAACCATGAGATTCTGCAACTGAAACATTGACAATATTTTTCAAAAGTTTTGCCGTCAGTACATTATCCTTTGAAGTTTTAAAACTATGGTATGTATTAGTTCCTATTCCAGTAAAGAAAAGTAAGTTTGCTGGAGTAGAACCTATTCCAGTATAGTTACCCAAAGAATTCAATCCTACAGGAAGTGTAGATAAACCAATAGTGTCATTAGTAAATTTTGTAGCGTAAAGAGAGTTAAATGACGTTAATCCAGTAGAAACAATAGAACCATATTCTAATACTTCAATAGAATCTCCTTCATTTGTAGTGTATGAGAGCAAATCTCCACTTTCCAATCCATGATTTGGAAGATAAATTGCTCTAGTCGGAATTGTTACTGTTGTGTCACCTACTCCTGGATTTGAAAAATAAAGCGTAGATGTTATTCCGACACCAAATGAAGTACCGATTCCCACAGATTCTGAAGGATTGAAATAAATTTCTTTATTTACCTCAGAACTATAAGTATTTGATACTTTATAGTTCAATTTAATTCTTCTAGGTTTTTCTGTAAGAATAGAACCTGAAGAATATGAAGATAATCCACTGGTTCCATTTTGTGCCCTGAGAACTCTAAATCTAGAAGATACTGAATCTATAGAGAGAATCTTTATTTCTTCATTTCCAATTTTATAAATGTCATTTTCTCTAACTTCAGAAAAATTTCCAGAAACATAAAGGAAAGTTGAAATTCCAGTATCGGTAATTGAAGAAATTCCTGAAAATAATCTAAAAGTTTTTTCGTCTACATTTGCTAAAAGATATTGTGGAGATTCTAAAGGAGAAAATACATTAACATTAGTTTTATCTACAAAATTATGAGGAGAAGATGAATATCCAACATAAGAAGAATTCTCTTTATAGAACTCTACATTCTGAATAGAAATGATTGTTGAAATACCTATACTTTCAACAGTTTTTCCTAAAATTTTAGATACTTCTCCAATTTTGTCATTTTTATCATTAGCAATTATAGAATCGCCAACTTTATACCCATCACCAGAAATTTTTACTATTAAATCTTCAATTTTACCAGAAGTTGTAGATTTAACTTCAGAATCAATAGTTAAATTTGAAGAATTCAAGAAATAGTCATAAGTACTTCTTTCTTTATCTTCATTATATGGTTTCGTATTTCTCAACCAATTTTGAGTGTTTATGTCAAGTTGATCTTGATTTGAAGTAAAATCATAGTTAAAGTCAATTGGGAATGATTTATAACTATTACCAATCAAATATGGGAAAGAAGGTACTCTATCTCCATCATCATTTAAATCAGATTCGAATGATGTAAAGTAAGCATATACACCATTAGGAAATTCTGGCGTTATACAAAATCTTCCATTATGAACATCAAGATCTCCAGAATTGTCAAATACATAATCTTCTAAAAATAGACCATTGTTAAATGCAAGTCCAAATTCAGAAGCAGAAGGTCTATTTGAACTAGTAGAAGTATTCAATCTATAACCCGAGGTCATTAATTTTATTCCACCAGTTCCATCAGTATTTGCATATGCATATGGTCCATAAATTGGATTTCCATCATATGCCCATCCAATTATCCCAGAATGAGAAAGAACATTACCTTCCTGAAGATCATCCGATAAAATATCTGATGTGAATGACTTAACACCATTAACAAAATAAGTACTTAAAAGTTGAGATCTTAAAGGTCTACTAGCATAAAAATGTGTATATTGAAGACCTCCTCTACTTCCAGCAATTAAATAACCATCATCGCCGTTCTTTGCAGTATTGAATATACTGAGAAGTGAAGGATATCTTTTAGGTGCTAGAATATTCCAAGATTGAATGTTGGTGAATAACTTTGCTTCTTCTCCAGCGGATAAAACATCTACAGAGGTAGTATTTTTATTATATCCCACTCCACTAGAAGATACAATTACATCAACAATTTGCCCAGATTGAATAACTGGAACTAAAACTGCACCTCTTCCTTCACCATTAACAACTAAAGTAGGAGGTGAGTTATATTCAATGCCAGGATCCAAAACAAACGCAGATGTTATTCTTCCATTTTCAATAGTTACTCCAACATCACCATTTTTACCAGATTTTAATAATATGTTCGGTTGCTCTCTATAATTAATAATTTCTTGATTTCCATATTGTGATCCACCATCTTCCACAAATAATGATTTTACTTCTCCTCTGAAAATGGGTTGAATTTCACATTCGAAATTTGTTGATGATGTATTTGATGTTGGAATTTGAAGATCTCCAATGACTTTAACTGTTATTGGAGGATAATTGAAAATGTGTTCTTCCCCACCAGTAGAAGTTAAATCTACATATTGATCCGATTCTAAAAGAAAATCTTCGTTACCACTAGAGGAAATTTCATAAAGTCTAAATGTATCTTTATCGAGTGGATTTACAAAATATGTTGTATTTGTAGTTAATCCACCAATAGAAGTTTCATTTGATGTATAAACAACTTTTTCTCTATACTCAAATCCATGATTTTTTATAGTGATTGTATCAGATGCAGTGTTAATTCCAGATTTTGATGAAAAAGCAATTAATTTTTTATTAGTATATCCAGAACCACCACTTACAACATTGATAGAAGATACTTTTCTTTTTTTCAGTTTAGATTTGAAGGTTTGACTTCCTAAATCCCCAGAAGCTGCGATAGAAATAAAATCATCATTTGAAAAACTTTCTTCTGTATTATATAATTTTATCGTGTTAATTCCTACTACTTTAACGTAATAAGTTGAGTTCGTGGATAATCCAGAAATTACATTATTTTGTCCTGGATCATAAATCACTTCTTCTAAGTCGGAAAAATTATGAGCATCTTCAAAAGTAATTTGATTTCCACTAAGAGATTGCGTATTAACAATTACTGATTTAGAATAATCATATTGTATTAAATTTGCTTCTGCGCTAGCTCCAGATCCATTACCACCTTCAATAATTACCTTTGGAGTTTCTAAGTAATTGAATCCAGAATCTATAACATCAATTCTTTCCAACGAACCAGATACAGAAGCAGTAACAACTGCCCCAGAACCGGAAGAAGAATCAATACTTACTTCTGGTGGATTAATTACATCATACCCAAGACCACCAGAAGTTACATCTATAGACTTTATTTCACCATAGTATAGATAATCTTCAGATTTATAATTTTGAATCTCTACGCCATTAATGAAAATACCAATAGCTCCTGATTTTGTCTCAGAAATTTCTTTGGTATTTACTGGAGATTGTAATTTTCTAATTAACTTTTGTGGTTGCAATAATTTTGATTCATAAGAATTAGTATCTTGATTTAATTCATTGAATCTGAAGAATTCGACTTTTGCTCCAGTAGAAGTATAATTTGAAAAATCTAAAAAGGTATCTGAAATAATTAATTCTTTATTTTTTGCAATTTTTATTGTTTTCTCATCAATTCTCTTTACATAACCAATCTCTTGCCCATTAGTTGCTTTTAGTATAACCAAATCACCAGTCAAAAATGAGTGTGATGCAGATACATTTAAGTTTATAATCGTTTTTTTATTTTCATCATCAGTTCCAAATGAAGATACAGAGACACTCAGATCAGTAATTCTAATTTTAGTATCATTATAATTTGGCAATGAAGGTGATGTTACATATACAGATCCATCAGTTCTATCATAATAAGTATTCGAAACATTTGAATTGTAGATAGACAATTCTGGATAATTTACAATTTCTGGTTTAGAAATTAATTTGCGAATAGAAGTGAAAATGAAGTTATCAGAAGAATCTTTTTGTATCTCTCCTTGACCCCTAATAACTACAGTATTCTCATTGTTTACTGCTTGAATAATTCCAGATGCATTTGAATTGGTTAATTCAAATCTGTCGCCAATGTTGAAATCATTTTTATCATAAGTTCTAACACGATAAGTATTATCTGATGTATCTTCTAATGCAACAATGCTCTCAATCTCATAACTAGAAGATACATTATAAATCCAGCTATCAAACTTCGGAGAATTTAAGTCACTCTTACCTAAAGTGGATGATTTTATAACATCTCCAGTTTTTAAGTTTTTGCTATCATCATAATCTAATTCAGAAATTACACCAGTAATCCTTACTCTAATTTCATCATCTCCATCAAAAGCAAAAGAGTATGAAGTGTCTTTTATCTCTTCTCTGGGATTTATTGTTTGATTTATTCCATCACAACCAAGAAACTGATTTATTGTTTTTGATTGATAAGTAATGTTTACAACAGAACCATTTGGTTGATTGACCAAAAGAGAACCGCTACTTGGAAATCCTAATGTGGAATCTACATCCAGATAAGTATCTCCAGAAAATGCTCTAGAAACTAATCTAGTTTTTGGATGAATAGAGAAATTTCCTGTGGTTGTTCCTCTGGCATCAATGTCTTTATCATAATCAAAGTCTATGCCAATAAGATAATAAGACTTTGTAAGTGCTTCAGAAGAAAATTCTGATGTATCATCAAGAAATACACTATCTCTAAAAAGATTAGAAATCTCAATTTCCTGTACTGATGTTACAGTTCCACTAGAACCATCCAAATTATAGAGAGTTCTATTCTCTAAATCTAAAGGATCGCCTTGAATTTTTTCAACAACAAAATCTTTTGTTACCCTATATGAAGATGCAGAAGGTTCTAATAGATAATCTTTTGGTAGAATTATTTCAGAAGGTTTACCGTATAATGCACCAAATAGAATTCTAAACGATTCTTTGGTTCCTTTAGAACTATAAAAGTTATTAGACTGCTTTACAAAAGTTCTCTTATTCAAATCATCAAAAAATGATCTGTTTTCGAATCCAGGAGTAATTTGAGTTTTTACTTTTGTGAAAAATTCGGATAATAAAACAGTATTTAAATTGATTACGGTGGAACCTGAAGTATGCTCTGCGGTTTCAGACTCTGAAAATGTTAATTCGTCAGTTGATGTATTGGTATTATACGAAGTTACTCCAGAAAATCCTCTGTAGCAATTTTCAAAAGTTGTTGCAGTTTTACTTTCATAAGAAATGATTTCATTGTCGATTTGAATGAGACCATAACTATCAGCAAATCCTGCAGTGGATTCTACAGTAATAGTAGTATCAAAAAATTCAACATTAGAAGATAATGTAGTAGAGTTAATTAAATTTGCAATATTATCAACTTTAACATACTGATCAATGTTATTCATTAAATCATAGGGATTACCCCCAGATTCCAATGACTTATAGTACTGGGATAAGAATTCCGATAATTGAGGAAATTCTGATCTAACAAATTCTGGTAACTGATTGTTCAGTATGGAAGAAATTTTAACTCTTTTTTCTAACATTTTATCTTATTTTCTAATTAAAGAACCGTTTGAATAACTTGACGTTACACTGTAATTTGTACCAGAAACATCATTACCAGAAGAAATGTTATCTTCTACAATATTTAAGTCACTGTTACTAATATCTAGTTGCAAATATAAATCCTGCAATCCAATCACATCATTAGATTTTGGAGTTACAGAAATTTCAATAATGTCAAAACCACCTTTAGTCTTTTGTGTTCCTGTTATATTTAATATACTTAATTTTATCTCTCCTTTCTCATAATCAATAGATCCAGCGTTATTTTTTACAATTACTGGAGAACCGTTTTCAATTTTGAAAATTGCAATTTTCCCAGTTTTACTATCGATAGGAAAATCTGTTACATACACATTTCCATTCACTCCTGCAATTTGGAAAGCACTTGACTTGATGTTATAACCAGTGCTGCAATTTGGTAAGTGGAATGCATTGCCATAACAAATTTCATACTCAGAGAACTTATTCAGTTCTGCCTTCAAATCTCTTCTTATTCTTATTTTAGTAATGTTTGAAGTAATTGCTGCGCTACTACTATCAATTAGATTCAAAAACTTACTGTATTTAAATCTAGACCCATAAGCATTCAATTCTGATGACCGAGAGTATTTTGTAATGTTATCGGAAACAACACTCAAAACTTCAGATCTTGAATTTGCTCTATTTGTATCAAAGTAAATTACTGTATCGTATTCAATGTAAAGATACTTGAGATCAACTATTTCAGGAACAATGCCTGCAACATTGTATTTTTTGATTCTTGCTTTGATGTTATCTTTTACTTGGTTTGAAATAAATTGTCCATTAATTGGTTTAATGGAAATAAAAACTCTACCATACTTTGGAGGATTTAAATCTTCTCCACCATAAACAGAAACTGATTCTGCTTCAGGATAAATTATTGGAATCAAGGATTCATAGTCAGAAGCAGTAACTGCTCTGTTTTGAGCGGCATAGATTCTTGGTGCATACTTCCTTACAAATTCTACAGATTCTATTGGTTTTCCGCCACGAGAAGCAGAATCTGTAGTTACAAGAGAGAAATTTTGTGTAATTAATCTATCTCTATCATCAAGAATTCTACCAGCAAAGTTAAAATTAGATGCGCCATTTGAAAGTTCGCCTGAACTTACATTATAAGCAACTTCAATAACATTACCATTATCTAATTTCTTACCAAAAACACCATCACCAAAAATAAGTTCGTATCTTTGATCCTCAACTTCTTGAATGTAAAATACTCTAGATGTTGAATCAACATCAAAAATAGTATTAGTTAAATTGAATTTTCTAATTACACTAGATCCTTCACTATCTCTTACATAAACACTCAGAGTAGAAGTATCGATGTTTGGGTTGGATAAGGTGAATTTTTGATTTGGGATCTGTGTATCAACTGTGAATGATTCTGTAATGTAAGTTCCTTCAATAACTTCAATGTTATTAAATTCTGCAATGTTATTGACAATAGGTACAGTAATAGTCTCTGGAATTGCAAACGTATATGATTGCGATGATGTTCCAGTACCAAAAGAATTTGTAGTTGCTACAATTCCTTTCTGAAGAATTAATTTTAATGGTTTATTTTCTGCTGTCTCGTTGTTTATTGGAAGATCAGTAATATCAACAAAGAAACTAATGTTTGCTCTTGATGATGTTACTGATCTAGGCACATAACCAATGTTCCTCGCAAGAGAAACTACATTCTCTCTTAAGGTGGCACTATCAATAAAAACCTCATTGCTAAGCATGTTAGCATTGTATGAGGTAATGTATGTGTTATAAGCTAACGTATCGATAATGACTGAAAGATTTGACCCCTCAAAGTCATAGTCAGTAAAACTTGAATTCGATCTTATATAATCTCGAATTGTTTGTTTTATTTGGTCGAAATCTAGATTTGAAAAATTTGCTAATGTCATCTATCGTGTTTGCTGTAATGCAAATGATAATTGTTGCGGTAAAGCACTAATGCCTATGATTGTATAAATTACTGTTACGTCAAATTCTAACGTAGAATAATTTGGACTTACTCTAACATCAATTAAATCAACTCTTGGTTCATACAGATTAATAGATTCTTTAATTTGACCTCTAATTGTATCTGCAGAAACATCACTCATGTTCTCAAATAGAGAATCTGAGACAAAGCTTCCAAATTCAGGATTAAAAGGTCTCTCACCAGGTTGAGTTAATACAATATTACGAATAGAACGGGCAATTGCAGTCTCGTTTTTGAGTGCAATCAGGTCATTATTCAATGGATTCATTAAAAATGACCCACTGATGTCTTTAAATCCTCTACTGACCCGTTCTAAAGGCATTAAAAACCTATAAATCTATCTTATTTATTCACCCAAAAAGAGGTTCTGAATCACCTTCTCTTTCGAAAACTTCTCCAGAGTCGTCAAAACGCTCAAAAAGTTCAGTCTCCTTCTTTTTATTTGACCTTTTAGGCGTCATTTCATCTTCATTAATCTCTCTAAGCATCTTTTCTTCCATTTTTATCTCTACTACATAGTCTGTAATAAGTCGGTTTGTTCCCCAAGTATCCATCATGTACTTTGTATCTCTATCTGGATTTGGTGAATTTGCCATTATTCTCCTTTAGGTTGCGTTGATGCATCGTGGATTACAAGGACTTTGCCCGCAATTTTCACATTTTTCACGTTCTTGGGCAGTTTTCCAGAAGTATTCATCCTCTTGACCCATCCCAAGACGTTCAAATCCATTCTCAACTTGATAATATTGCGTTGAAACCTTAAAATCAGGCATCTTAGGGTCAACAGGAGTTAAACTATTATCAAAAATACGCATTCTATTGTTTGGATAGAGTGCATACTGCCCATTATCTAAAGAAATCAAGTTATGTGACTTATGTTCAGCAGGATTTTCACTTGTTGCATAGTCAATCATGTCACAATCCTGATGATAATTATCTATCGTACAAATATAAGTACCTTTTTGAATACCATGGTCTCTTGTATACAACTCAAAGTCCATTGAACCAATGAATTGCTTGTATATAGAGACGACTCCATAGTCCATACAATTCCAAAACTGTAAGTTCGGAAGGTTCATGTCAGGTTCAGGAGTCTTAGGTTCACTTACAAAGGCACTGATGGGCAACTTATCATACATCGCAGCATACTCAGGTAGATAAGTTTCAAAATAAAACGCACGTCCAGGTATACTCTTACAAGATACCCATACTCCCTTTACAAATTCACCATGACCACTCTGATGATCCGTAAGGTATTCCTTTCGAACCCAGACTTCTTCTGAAGGAAGATTACAAATTAATGTAGACATAATTAAATAACGTTATGTTTTTATTATTTACCCCTCCAGAACGAGCTTCCGCTTTCTTAGCGAGCAGAAAAGCGCCCATAAGAACAATAAACACTCATAAGAACACAAAGATACTCAGACATAAAAAAAGACCCCTCTGAGGGGGTCTCAAGTGCCTTAGGTGGAGTGTCTCAACGACCCTGACCACGATAACGCTTCTTTGCATTATTTCTGCTGGATGCAGCATACTTCGTGTGCTTCCCTTGACCCTGACGGGTATTCTTGGGTTGCGATTCGATGAATGCTGAACCCATCAGCGACTTCTTAATCTTTGCCATAATTCAAAAACTCCAATTCAATTTTTTGTGGATCATAAGCATTATTATCATAATACTCTGATGCTAGTTCGTCAAGTGCTTCTGTAACTTCGTCATACGTCAACTCAGAACGTATGACATCACCCTCATAGAGTATGTTGAATAACTCAGATGACTCTTGATTTTTCATGTCCTACGCGAATCCGTGGATCGCACCAGATTTTGAAACCTGCCTCAATCGCATCGAGACAGAAAGATACGTCTTCCCCACACATGTCTTGAACTGCACCAGATTCAAAGACTTGCATCTTCGGAGCAAACCATGGATACTTCATCTCTTCATTTTCAAAGACTCCATTCTGAATCATCACCCATCCAAATCCAGTGTAATCAACTGTAAATGGTTTCCGACGCTTCGTAATGGTTTCTCCAGTCTCATGATTCATCACTCCACCATTGTTTCGGAAATCATCTTCTTCCAACCAATGAGCAACTGATGTAGTACGTCCATCTTCAGTCATGTACCAACCAGCAGTGATCTCACGCTTCTTACTCTCATCCTCTACTGCTTCTGCAGGGAATGCAAGATCACATAATTGCCAGAACTTCTCAGTACTAAAAACAATGTCACTATCAATCCACAACTGATAATCATAGTTCAACTTACCATCCCAAGGAATCTGATCTGGTCCCCTCAGAACATTCGCACCAAGACACTTACATCTTGCAAAGTTCACCATCGATGAATAATCTTGACTAATCTGAATACTCATTCCATTCTGTACTAAGTCAAAGCACAGTTGAACAAAGTTCTTCAGAAAGACATATGATACTCCTCGTCCAGGTAGACAAAATACAATTGCCTTTCCTTTCATTCTTTCTTTAATTGCATCATAGTCCCACTCAGGTTCCTTTGATGCTTTCTCAGGCGCTTTTGCCTTTACTGTAAATCCTTTAGCCATAAGAGAATAAAAACCTCAATTCAATTTTAATACCTTATTTATTTCTTGTCAATAGAGTCAATAAGATGACTCTGCAAACTCTTTCTTACTACTCACAACTTCCTCAAATGTTAAATCTTCCCTTTGATAATCTGAGAATACTTGAACTAACTTACTCAGAGCATCCCATGTAAAGTCAAACTCTGATTTACTCAGAGAATGATAGATACACTCTCCTTTTGCGTATATGTGATAAATCTTCTCACTCATAAAAAATTTTTCCGGGATTTTTTTCCTCCACTTCTATTTACCTTAGCGCATTATATACCATAACTATCAAAATCCCTAGAGGCACTCCCAGTAATCTCAGAAAAAATTTCGGATACCTTATCATCCATCCCGCTAAGACTACCTTATAAAAATTCCAATACGGACGGTGTTTTCTCATGGGGATTATTCAAAGGGGTTTCAGAGGGTTTATAAATCTGGGAAATTTTTTTTATGCGTTCGATACTTATGTCGAAAAAGACATACAGTGTAGGTTGAGGTAGTTAGGGGTTTTTATATACGCACCGCCCGCTAACACATAAGACCCCTAATCGCGGGGACTGTGTTATCACGAATAACGAATAAGTGTCCCTCACGAATAACACATAAGGGACACACAGTTAGCATCACATTAGAACGCGATTGCCTCCCCCGTAGTGTAACTCACTGCCCCGCCCTGAGTATCATCAGAGGACGAAGAATCATCACGAACGATAGCATCGAGGATGGACAGAATGTCGTTTCCAGTGTTACCCTTAGAGAGAAGAGTAAGCATCAGATTGCGGGACATAATAACGAAGAAAAGTTTTGACGAAAGTGTGGTGCTTATGTTAAACTTAGTGTGGGGCAGTAAGTGTTACTAACCCCACGAATGTACCTCAGGCAGCGATTGCTTTCAGGGTCTCATTCTTGACGGATTGGTTCACGAACCGACCGACAGATTGACCGCCTTCGATCACACTGGTCAGAGAAGTTACGAAAGCAGTAACATCGTTGACGGTGTAATCGTAGTCACGACCACCAGCGAAAGTGACGGTAGCGGTGTTATCTTCGAGAGCAATGTTCTCGATAGCGGTGCTGTTGGAGATAGCGAATTGCATGATGAAAGTGTTAATCAAAGTGTGTGTTTTTTACCCCACTGAGAGAATCGAACCCTCACACATAAAGTGCTCACCAGAGTGGGAATGTGTTGCCTAGTTTGT